TTAGTTCAGGGAGCAGGTGTAGTATGGTGGTCTTCTCAACTTGACGGTAGAGTAAAGACTCTCGAAGCAGAGAGTCTCTCTATCGCTAGAGAGAACCGCCGATATATTCAAGAGGTGATTATGCCCTCTTATGAAATCAGTGATTCGTGGGATAACCCACACCATAACAACTGGTTGAAATCTGGCGGTTGGAAAGACTGATAAGTGAAAACAGATTACTACATTGACCGTGTAAGTAAATCCGAAGCCGCAGAGTTACTTCTGCGGTTTCATTATTTGAAGGATATATCTAAAACCTTCAAGTCTGGTTATAATTACGGTTTATACAAGAATAATGATTTTTGTCCTCTAAATATCGGAGGCATCCTAGGAGTCTGTATCTTTACAGGTCTTCCTGTTCCTGAAATAGCAAAAGGTGCGTTTGGTCTAGAAAGAAATGAGCAAGAAGGATTATTTGAACTCTCCAGACTCTGCATCCACCCCGACACTCAGCAAGAAGAGTACAACATTACTTCTTGGTTTGTTGCTAAAGCAATTAAGCAACTTAGAAAAGAAGCAAAAGTCAGGGCGATTATTTCATATGCTGATAGCGAGTATCATGGTGGCACAATCTATCGTGCTTGTAATTTTAGGTACTGCGGTTTATCAGACCCAAAAAAAGACTTCTACTTCACTGATG